TCTAATAGTGAGCGTGCGGGGATTCGAACCCCGGACAACTTGATTAAAAGTCAAGGAATCAAATCTATGTTAAACCGCATAAACTCTATTGTTCTCAATTTTGGTTGGAACGAAAATGGAACATTCTCGTTTCAACGTTGTTTATAATATCATATCATTTTCGACATTGCAACTACTTTTTTCGATTTTTTTTCAAAGCCGTGCAAGTTTTCTTTCCTGCATATGTTCCAGACGTGTTCCATCCTAACTGTTTCCAGTATTTCTTCAAAGCCTGCGTTGTCTTTGCTCCCCAGATTCCATCAATAGCTAATGGATGTTCGTTTGCGTATGTACAATTTGCGTTCAGTTTTTTCTGTAACCACTTGATCGCATTCTTGGAAGAGTTCTTTTTTACAACGCTGTATGATACTTTTACGTTATCATATTTAGGTCGTCCATATCCTGCGATACGACTATTGCCTAAAGCATAAGACTTCTTGCATACAGCACCACCGTTTGGTACAACGGCTGTTCCATTAGAGGTGTTGCCCTCGATTGTGAACACCATCTCATCAGTTACTGCATACACAATCCCAGTGTGGCAGATTCTTTGAGAGTTCTTAAAGAAAATCTGGTCTCCAATCCGTGGTGTTTTATGCCACTGGTCACTGTCTTTGAATTTTTGTGCTGATGTTGGAGTGTATGCACTAAATCCATGTAAGAGATTTTTTGCTACATCCCTGCCGTATGCCTGCACCATACACCAATCCACGAACATGTCACACCAGTAAGCATCTGGTCCGTTAATACCAAAGTATGCTCCGTACTTAGTGTAGTTGTTGCTACCTGCATTTTTTGTTTTATCGTTAAGATACTTATTACTTTTCTTTTCTAAGTAACCAACTTCTCCTTTAGCTACATTAAGAACCTTATTGACTGTGTTCGCCATTGTTAGTCCTCCTTTTTGTATTCAATCACTTCTGCAATATCATTTTTACTTTTTGCAAGTTCACTATCTCCTACTCCCGGTGTTGTTGGGTCAACTAAGATACCCATAACTCCTAATAAGTTAATAAGGATACCCAACACCTGCACTACGTCATTCTGGGAGATTGGAACAACGACATTTAAGATACCTAAAACCTGATAGATAAATGCCACTGCTGCCATAATCAGTGATGTTAATGTTGCCTTATTTTTTAATCTTAATTTGAGATTCATAGTTTCTCCTTTCATTTATTAAGTGTTTGTGTTAATATGTGAATGGAGATTTTCTTCTTTCTTAATCTCCATTTGTAATTTATTTACACCTTGCTTCATGCAGGGTGTTTTTTTATTTATACGTTAAATAGTGATTTAACGTATAAAAAGATTGCATCAAATATTCCAAGTTCTACAAAATATACAATTCCAAGCGAATATAAAATGGCAATTCTTGTTGCAACGATTAATTATTCTAATGCAATAAGTCCGCAATTTACGTTCATGTTTCCAAATTTAACAGAAACAAAGCGTATATCTGATGGTTACTGGTATGACAACACTTATCACGCAAGCTTTATGGCATGCAACGATGGAAATGTTGTTTACTTTGCTTCAAATTGGCAAGTAGTGTCTCCAACAGGTACAGTTACTTATGATGTTTATGCAAGGTAAGTTAATTATCAAATACGATTCCACCTTGGTCTATATATACTCTAGGTGGAGCAATTACCGTATAATATCCCCATTGTTGGAGATTACAAATTTGTATAGACGTACCGCTTGCACGGCAATACACGTTGCTAGATATAATGTTTGATGTGCCGTCAATTTGAACGTTTGAACCACTTACATTTACTGTAATTAGAGAGCATATTGGACTTCCATTCCCGTTTCCATAAAGAAGCAAAGCAAACTTATCACATGTTTTTTGAACTGTAGTATAGTTTTCTATTGATATATAGAAATCATTACCAGAACCACTTGTTTTTAGCACAATGTTCCTTGATCTATTTGTTAAATCACTATTTAATTTATATTACCACCCCATGATGAAACGATGCCGACAACCCTTGTTCCATCAACGTAAAAACCTAAAATTCCACCATTTTCCCACTTGACTGTTAGGGTGCCAATATTGGTTAAGGAAAGTTTGTCATTTGCGTTGTCGGCTGTCTTTTTGGTAGTGGTTAAATCACTATTTAACACCAAGACATTTAATATATTTAACTCCATGATCCGCAGATAATCTTACAGAAGTAGAAACATCATTTATGTATGTAAAATATACTATAGATATTATGTCATCGTTTGAACCGTGAGCTACATAAATGTAGACTTTTTTTATTTGGGAAAATAAAACTCTTGGAATGGTTACAACGCCACGAATATCTGTGTCAGATGTTCCAAATGCAAATGTGATAAATTTGTAATCGCTTAGCTTTCTATCACCATAATGATTAATTGTTTGATTGGCAGTAGTAGCAGTAGTTCCAACTATAATAGTGTCAAAATTACTATTTAACGTAGAAATATCTGATTGTATTTTACTTATACTATCTTCTATATTTCCAATCCCTAATTTAGTTTTTATCAGAGACACGATCGTTGACCACTTAACCTTACTGGCGGTACTCCCACCAGTAAGCATGTAATCATCATCTGATATTGTCTTTTTCTCTGTTAAATCCGATATATGTACTAAAGGTATATTGATTGCCATAACATCACTCCTTAATTCAACTTGTTTTCTCTGACGTAGCTTCTGATAGCATCAATGTGCTTTTTAAGTTCTTTATCTACTACCCAGAAATTTTCTTTTTTATTCTGTGACAATGGTTCTCCTGTGTTATCGTCAATCTCATTGTATGTGTATGATACTCTGTCTCCACCGTCAATATTTAATACCATAAAACTACTCAACTGTTTCATTTAAAATTTCCTCCTGCTCTTTAATTAAATCGTTGATTTCTTCCATATATTCTTTCTCATAGTCAATCACTTCTTCTTTTTCTGAGTTATCGAATTTTTCAAGTCGTTCAAATTCGTAATCTCTCTGAATTGCTTTGATTTCCCACGAAAATTTAAGGTTTTCAGTGCCTCGAACGACAAAGTAACTATCGGTCTTTTCTTCTACCCATAAATCGCCTTGCCCCTCTTTCTGCAAGAATACTTGGTACTCAACACCTGTGTTTACTGTCTCTGAAAATATATCGTCAATGTCGATGTAACACTTTCCTTTATCATCAGTTTGTGCCGTTCCAATGTCTCCAAAATATGGGGTTGCTGTTTCATAACAATACTGCTTTCTTGTATCATAATTTTCTGTATCTATTATTCTGTTTTTTTCTCCGGTAACAGACAAACTTCCGCCAATAGTAACTGGCTGATAAAAACTTGATCTTTCTTTTCTAAAATGAAATTTATATTCACTTACCGACCCAAGATAAAGTGATTCATCCGTCATATGCATTGTTATGTCTGTCTGTACTGTAATTGGTCCACTGCTGTTATTTTTTAATACAATCTCATCTGGGGACAAAATCGCACATGCACCAGTTCCATCCTTGTTTTCAGATAAATATATACCACCGAACACGTCTGGTGTTATACACACATATGATATTGGCTTTTCTCCCATGCCTGATATATAATGCGTTACGACTATCCCTTTCGTGTTTATGTCAACAATTTCATTGTCATTTGCATCATAAACGTGTATTTGTCCATTACCGTACGTGTTTGCTTTTCCACCAAGATTTAATGTTCCACCTCTAGCATAAGTAAAATTGATATACAACTTACCGTCAGACCCACGATAAATACCTTGCCATGCTCCGTCGTTGGTCAGCAGATTGAATATATCTTCGTGAGTCAGTGCATCTACGTCAATGGCTACTGGAATTGTCTCAATATCCAACACCTGTGAAAATCCACCTGCGGCATACATCGTACACCTTAACGCTGTAAGATTTCTTGAGATACCGATACCACTTGAACCGCTTGCTGTGATACCGCTTGAACCACTCGCTAGTACAGAGTACAGTGCGTGAGTAATGTCCGTTTCATCTGAGGATGAAGTATAAACGGTCGTGTATGTATCTCCGTCTGTTGTTTCTTCAATTTTGAATCTACATTTATAGGCTGTACGTGCTGTTGCTGTACCGTCACGGTAGTAACCAGATAATGTAATGTAGTTCGGCACAATCGTGTTGTCTGCAGACATTTTCACGATACTTGACGATGTTTCCATGAAGTACGTTCTTCCTGCACTTCCTTGCGGACCAGTTGCTCCCGTATTCCCTTTTTCTCCCTTATCTCCTTTTGCACCTGTCTCTCCAGGGATACCGCCTTTTAATTTAGCAATGTCAAATCTTTTCGTAACAGAATATGTATTTAGGTAATTTGCTGTAATATCCACCCATCCCACGTCTGTTGTTAATGCTGTCACAGTGTATGTGTGAGTTGAATTGTTCCAAGAACCTACGACACCGCTTGACTTCTGCACATTATAAGTACAGTCGTTAGATATGTCGGTATGACCGTACAAAACCTGTGCTGTCGTGCGGCACTCTGGAAACGTTGTGTACTCTCCCTTATAATCTGTCGTGATTGCTTGATAATCGTTGTCCAGATTGATAATCATTGCACGAGATTTTCTGGCTTCTTCCAGTGCCTTATTGGCTGTCTCATCGTCCGTGTACTTGTTAAGCTTCTGCCAGTCGGTTTCCACATAGCTTGCACCCTCTCCCCTTGCTACCACGCAAGTAAGGATGTCTCCGTTCTGTCCTTGATTCCACATATCTCCTGTGTCATAAGGTGGTGTAGGCTGTGTTAGGAATACACGGCACTTACTGTTAGCTGTAGACTGTGCAAAAGATGCTGTCTGCAATGCTTTTGTGACGTCCGTATCTTGTACTAACTGCCACTTCCATGTATCGCCGTCTTTGAAAAATCTGTAAGCATAACCTTTAGATTTCCAGTAAAACAAATCTCCCTCATGCTTCTTTTTATCATCTTCTGTTGTCCAGTCAGAAGCAGGGATGTTTTTTAGAGTTGGCTCATAGTCGTAGTAGAACGTCTCGATCTGTCCGTCAATCTGGTTCTGTAGATCAGCTACACTTTTTGTAACTGTTTCTGCAAAGTCTGATACTTTACCGTCTGCATAGTTCTTAGATTCTTTCACTGCATCACTGATCGCATCGGGTGCTGATTTACCACCGATTGTGACGTTATCCCCAGAAATCTTTACAGTACCAGTCTCCATGTCTGCATAGAAGATGATATTTCCAGATTTATCTTTGACAGTTAATGCACCAGTGTTGATATAATCTGCATTAATACCCTCTGTATAAAGCAATCTTGCTACCATTTCCCCAGTGATCGTAAATCCGTAAGGATATGTCTTACCACCATCAATAGAGAATCCGATAACTTCCGATGTCAATTTAATAACATTCTTTGATTCTACTAATGTTGGTTTGTCATGCAAGTAATATATAGTCGAACCATCTAACAGTATTTCCTGCGTTGCATACATTCCATTACTGTTTTTTAATGCTTCTTGCATCTTATCTAAAGCATTTTGACGGTTATTTCTTTCCTGCTCAACTAACTGTTTACCTTGTATGATCGCTTTTTGATTACTTGATGTGTAGTTGCTCTGGTTACGCAATGGAGATTCTGCACTATTCTTTAATGTTGTATATCCGAAGAATACAAAGTTTACATCTGTTAATACTGAATAGAAGCTATTTTCTCTCCAATCTGTAACTTTAATCTTATCCATAAACTCTGCTATTGGATAAGATATATAGTCCATCGTAAAAGCTCTAAAAGTCACATTTTCAAACTTTTCATAAATCCACGAAATAAGTGTCTCTTCATGCCCTGTTACAAGTGGGTTCTCTACAGATAAAACATAACCATCTTTACCAACTTGTACCGTTTTTTCTGTGTCACTTGTATTGCCATCATCATCGGTTGTAGTAACCTTTTGTGTCATTCGCACGCCTGTTACCTGCACATCGTTCGTATCACTTGTCAGTTTATTGTAATCAACCAATTTATGAATATCCTCACTATCATAATCAAAATCATAGGTCATTATCTGTAATCGCCCTGTGCGGTCAATTCTTGCATTTCCGCAGGCAATCATTGCAATAAATCCTATAATCTGTCGGTGTGTATACTCACTAGATGGCATGGTTGGTATCTGGAAATCGTTATGTAAAAAGTTACTATCTCCAATCAAGATACCGCAGGTATCACAACTATCAATCAATACACTCTTTGCTGTCGCAGGAAATGTCAACGATGTACTGTATGACTTATCAGCCTTGTACATATCATCATGTCCAACAACCGTAACTACATTTCCGTATGTTTCTGGCTGTGTAACAGTAAATGTACCGTATTCAATTTTTTCGGTTGTAGATGATAATTCAAACGTAAGATACAATCGGATTTTTGCTCCGAAGAAATCATAATTAGACAAGTGATCATCGTCATTCATAATTTCTAATTGTACATTACGGCTGAGTGCAACACCTAAAGGAATGGTGTTAGCACCTGCCGAATCAACAAGACTATTGTTATTTATTGAAAAATCATCTTCTCCTAATGGCAGTACAGTTCCATTCGCAAGCGTTACTTCTGCATTGCATTTAAAATCTTGTCGTTCTGTCATTAGCTGTTTAAATTCATTACTTACATTTATCATATCGGGTTAACCCCCTGCATATTGAAAGATATACTTGATACTTTTTCATGGTTATTTTTAAGTGTTTTTATCTTAATGTCCGATACCTGTCCGACATAAAACTTTGCTGTTCTCCACTCTCCGTAAAATACAGAAAAATAATGTAAATCAAAAGATTTGCCACGTGCCACCATTTCTAATATTTCCGTAACCTTAGACATTGGCACATCCGATGCACTGTATGTAAATCGCTCTACTGTGAACATCGGGGTAAACTTTCCTTTACCAGACTGTGCCCTCGTGCTACCTTGCGTATAGGTAGTTTCAAAAGCTACGGCTGTGTCTGAATCTGGTTGCCAGACTTTTTTATTATTGATTTTTATATAATCCTGTGCCATTTTTTACTCCTTTCTACGCAAGGCTGAATGGATTTCTACCATTACTCATTTGTCTTAGTTTTGCTTCTTCGATAAATTCATCAAACAACGTCCTGCGGTTAATCTGTGCTGTGAAATGATAATCCCCACCATTGTTACCGCTGTTGTCTGATTCTAAGGACTTCGTAACAGATAATAGCTGTTCAAGTAAATTAAGTACGTCATTATTGTTACTGTTTGTGCTGTTCTGCTTTTGTGCGATCACTGCGGATGCTTTCGCAGGTATTATCTTACCTGTAGCAATCTCTGGTGTTCTGAACGGTACATTTGCCAACTGTTCAGACTGATTCATAAGGGTTTTGAGTGTATATGGAAAAGCTTTTTCCAAACCTACTGTAATACCGGCAGGAATCATCTTACCTACCGTATCTCTCATAAGTCTTGATGGAGAATGGATTCCAAAGAAATCTTTCACACCCTCCCACGCCTTTTGTGCAAGACCTGTCATTTTATCAACCAAAATCCATGCAAAATCTCCAACACCTTTTGCAATACCTTTTACTACATTCATTCCAACACTGCCCCAATCGACATTTTTAAATGTAGTTTTCATATCTCTTATCGCAGATGTAGCTTTTTTTGATAATTCTTTAGGAAGATTTTTAACCGCTTCTATGATATTGGTCAATATTTTCCCTGCCGTTGTTTTTAATCCGGATAATTTTCCAGTAATTCCGTTCCCCATCTCCTTAAGTCCATTCTCTCCAAGTCCTTTAAGTTTAGATGGTAAATTCTTTATCGCATTAAGCAACCCATTATATGTATTTGTCATAGCTTCAACTGCTGTACTTTTTGCAGCTACAATACCGTTTTTAATACCTGTAATTAAACTTTTACCAAGTGATAACCAGTTATACGCTGTAAATACATTAACCATAGCTACTATAATTTGTGGAATACTCGCAATAAGAGTAGGGATTGCTTGAATCAATCCTTTAATCAATATCCCAATAAGTTGTATGCCTGCCATCAATATTTTAGGTGCATTGTCATTGATTGTATTTGCAATATTGCTAACAATCTGTGGAACATTTTTGATTATGTCTGGAAGCGAATTAGCAATACCTTTTGCAAGATTCAACATAAGATTTAGACCAGAATCTACTAATTTTCCTGCATTGCTTCTTAAGTTTGCAGTAAAACTCGTCAATGCTGATAATCCCTTACTAATAAACTGCTGTGTCCCATTTGTAATACCTTTTGCCAAGTTATCCATAAAAGACACACCAAGCTGTGTTAATGCCGTGATTGCTTTTCCTGCAACAGATATTGCACTAACAAATATTCCAACCCAATCAATAGATGTTAATAATGTTGCTAATTTTGTGCCAAGCTGTGACCAGTTTGTTGTAGTAAGTGCATTATCTAATGTTGTTAATATTCCTAATGCTAATCCAGATAAGCTTGTACCAATAGACTTAACATCTATCTGGTTGATCGCACCATTCAAAAATCCACCTATTGACGTTCCTATTTTTGCCCAGTTAAGAGTATTTACAGCTCCCTCTAACATTTGAAACGGAACATTTATTTTATTCGCAAACAACTGCCCTACATTATTCCAATTTACTTCGTTGAATAAACCGTTGATACCTGTTGCAATTTTTGAACCAAGATTTTTCCAATTGATTCCCTCTATCAACAGATTCAGTGTATTGACAATTGTATTAATACCTGCACCCACAGTACGTCCCATTAAATCCCAGTCTATGTGATCAACAAGACTATTGAATGTCCGTGTAAATGCGTTCACAAAATATGTAATCTTCGGGCCTACATTATCCCAATTGATGGCATTATAGATTTTTTGCAATCCTTTGTTGATACCCGATGCAATATAAGCTCCAAGTCCCTCCCAGTCCTCTTTTTTTATGAGGCCCTTAATCTTCTTAGCAATGTCTGCAATGGAAGATTCAATAGGAACTTTCTCAAACATATCTCCAATGGATGGACCAGTGTAACCACCGCCACCACCTCCACCGCCTGCGGATGGGGTAGAAGAACTAGGGGTGTCGTTATCTTTCTCTTTCTGGTACTGTCGGACTTCATCAAGTCCAGAAAGATAAGTCTGTATCTCTTTATTTGCTTTTTTCGTGGCTTTTGCGTTATTCTTTGTGGCTTTTGCCGCCTTATTAGCTCCACTGGATGTTTTATTCAGTGATGCCGCATAATCTTCTTGTACGGCTTTTGCTCGTGTAAAAGATTTTTGTCCAGTAAGTGCCGCTATAAACATTCCTACATACGTGATCGCTTTCGATAACATATTCATGAATGCCGTTAATATAGGTGCAACTACGGACAAAATCGGTGCAAATGCTGTTGCCAAACTGTTTTGTAACTGAGTTAATGCTGACATCATGGAAGATATCGAAGCATTAGTAGCTGACGAATACTGTGCAAGGTTATTGATGCCTGTCATGATTCCACTGTTAACTTTAGAAATCATTCCAAAAACGGTAGAATATAATACACTCATACCGACCATTCGACCAATAGAAAAGCTTGCATTATTAGCACTGTTTGTAGTACTTGTGAAGTTCTGTGCCAGTCCACCAAGACGTTTTCCAAGTCCAGATACGACTCCACCCATCCTACTAAAGATAGATGAAATACCGCCTGTCTTTGTCTTAGCACTGTCCACAGACTGACTGACATTCTTAAATGATGAACCAAGCCTACTATTTGTGTTAACAAGTCCTTTTTCTTTTGCATCTGTCTGTGTTATTTCTTTGTTTAAGGCATCCAAAGCTTTTTGACTTGCACTAGATGCCGTGGCAGAATATGCACCAGTCATAGGGGCTGTCTTGATCGCAGGTGTTTGTACTGTTCCACCACCGCTTTCTAACTGACGTTTCTTAGCAATCAGTGAATCGTACTGCCTGCCTAACTTCTCTGCCGCACTCTCCAATGCCATAAAGGCAGGAGAACTTGTAACACTTTGATTTCTTGCAAACAACTCTTGCTGAATCTGTGCCACTTGATTAAACTGTGCTTCTACCTGCTGTAGTGTCTGTTCAAGAATCTGATAAGCTGTAGTGTTGATAGGGCTGTCACTTATCTTTTGTTGTGCCTGTACTGTCTGCTCCAAGCTGTTATTTAACAGTTCTACCTTTGTTTCTGTGCCTGTGATCTCTGCATTAAGTTTAGCTAATGCGTTAGCACTTTCCTTACTTGCCAGACCTGTTCCACCTGTCAGCTTTCCAGTCTTAGGCAGTCCAGTGTTTCCTGTTGTAGATGTTTCCAACTGCTTCTTTTTTGCAATCAACTGTTCATATTGCTGATCTAATTTAGAAGCGGCACTCTCCATTGCTTGAAACGCAGGAGAAGCTGTAGCACTTTGATTTCTGTTAAATACATCCATCTGTGCTTTTTCTAACTCTGCAAGCTTCTGTCCTGTGCTTTCTATTGCTTTATCTAACGTATCAAGTGCATTAGACTTAATATCTATGCTTTCTAGCTTCTTTTCTGCCTGTGCGGTCTTTTCCAGTTCCTCAGCCACGGTCTTTGCTTTTTCTTCGACAACATCCATGCCTTTTATATCTGGTGCTTTTATACCGCCACTCATGGCTTTTTCCATTGATTTTCCAACGGTTTTTACTTGATTGGATAAACGTTTTAAAAGGGATGCGATTTCTTTCACACTTGCTTTTGCTTCGGTCGTATCAATTTCTGTTTTGATATAAATACTTCCATCCGCTTTTTGTGTAGCCATTTAATCACGCCCCTTTCCCATTCAGTAAATCGTTCAAACGTTTCTGTTCTTCTAATTCCTCTTCGGAATATTTAACATCTAGGTCAATAAGCGTTTTATTTTCTTTGTAGAACTCTCTTTCCCAGTCTTCCAGTTTCTTTCTTTTAGCTTTCTTCATGCGAACATTAAGAATCTGTGAGAAAAGAGATTCTCCAATTTCCATGTAAGCTCCTAAAAAAGTCCACCAATGTAAATACTGCATAGCTCGTATTTCTTTTCCAAGTACACGGTTAACAGATGGAATGATAACTGGTGCATCATGTTCCCAATCCATCACATGAGGTTGTTTTTTCCCATCATCTTTGATACCCATGTCAATAAATTCGATGGCTTTTTCAATAGCTTCTTCATAGTCTTGTGGTGGCATATTTCCAAAATCAACGTATAAAATGGTAAGGCAAACAATCCACTTTTCATCGTTCTCAAAGTCTGGGTCATTAAATGTTTTTAAAATGTCCAGAACTGCACGAAAATCTGTGCGTATTTCATAATCTATGCCACCAACTACTATGGATGTAGGAAGTTCCCAAACTTCCATTATTTGTGATATTTAGACGTTGCCCTTTTAATTTTCGCCTGTTTCTTCTTAATTCTCTGGTCTGTTACCTGCTCAATAATATCTGCGATCTCCACGATGATGTTCTCGATGAAGAAATCTCCGCTTTCTGTAAGAGTTAGTGGATTGCAAATAGCAAATACAGACTTAGAAGCTTTAGAGTTAAGCAAGTAATCAATCTGCCCCTCTAATTTGTCAGACAGTTCTAAGATATCCTGCTCTGTAGCATCCTCTGGAAGTTCCATCTTTTCTAAATTAGCAACAACTTCTTCGTATCTTCTTACGATATTTAAATCAACTGGGTTGAATGGGAATCTTCCGATTTCCTCATCATCTTCATTCGTTAAAATTACATTTAATGCCCCAGTTTTGACTTTTCGTCTAAGTTCTTCCATATCCTGCACTCCTTGTTATGATAAAACTGCTTTGTTGTTGTCTTTTAAGTCCTGTGTAGCACTTTCTGAAAATGTTCCTGATGTTACGTTGTAAGTACCTTTTTTGCGGTTTCCTGCGTAGTTAACTGTAAATGGAATCTGGTAACCACTTGTGTCTCCACCGTAGGATGTTGGAACAACATAACAATCTTCTGCGTATGCTTCATAAGCTCCGCTTGTTGCTTCTTTCCATAAATGTACTTCCACTGCTGTAGTCTTTAAGTTATCGTCCTTGTAACGATTATCAATGATCTCCTGCAACTTCTGGCTTAATGTGCTGTCAGCTTCTGCATAATAAGGGTCGGCTTCTGAGGAAACCTCATATCCGTTGTGTTTGAATGTAGATTCTCCGATAATATTTTTACTTGTTTCTGTATCGGGATTAAGTTCGACATTGTACTCTTCTAAGTCTTTTCCAAGACGTTCATAGGATGGTGTTTTACCACCGCACAAAGAGCCTGCATCTAAGAAATGAGCCATATACTTACGGTCAATTTTACCTGTTGTAACTGCCATTATGATTCTCCTTTATCTTTTCAAGGTCAGTGATCTACATCCTGTCGTAGACCAGTTAATAGTTAATTTATCTATCAAAGTCGTTTTGATATCGGGCAGAAATATTGATAGCCCAATTCTCAGACTTGTTTTCGTTTATACTGTCCAAATATGCAGGTGTCTGTCTGTCAATCGTTAAAAACTTTCGATTGCCTGTCAACACTGGATATTCTTCTAGTTTATATGTGTTGTTTTTAATTGTGATTGTTTGCTTTTCCAACCATTTACCAAGGTTATCCAACCACTCTTTCGTGTCTGCCTTACGTTTTGCATTAGCACCGCTTATACGGTAGATCACACAAAATGGATACAGACAAACCTGTGTGACGTGACCAGTGATACTCTCTTTTTCTGATTCAATCACTGCACCGCTTACTGGGAACATTGCTTTTCCGCTTGCATCATCTAATGTAGAAAATGCAATTTCGTCTCCCTCTCTTAATTCTGGGAATTGATTTACCAGTTCTTGCAATGCTGTTGTGATCACGTCAAAACCATCAATATCGTACTTGACTGGCTTTTGTTCTTCTGCCATTAGTTACCTCCTGCTTGCTTCTTAACATGAGTAACCCATGCTTTGCCGTGGTTTTTCTTTGCTGTCTCAAACCATTTTGGAGTGGCTTTAGGGTTGGAATAGGACAGGTCTTCTTTTGCATTGGTTTGTCCTGCAAATTCAGAAACAAGAACCTTTCTTGCCCCTTTTCTTGCCCATGGAGAACCTGTTAGTTCATCAACCATGCCTTTACCGTAGTATAAGAAACGTCCCATCGGTCCAGTACCTGCACATACCATTCCAGTACCTGCAAGTGAAGCACTTTTTGCCCTTGTCACATTTATAAACGTACCTGTTTCGTGTGGCATATAAGGGACCATATCGGTCATAACTTGACTATCTAACCAATATTGAGCACTTTGTATTTGTTCATCGAATCTCGCCAGACTGATATTAGCTCTCATGTTCTGTGTATTCACATTAACATTTCCTAATTTTTTCTTAGCCATATATAACCACCTACTTAGCCATTACTTCAAAATGCGGGATTATGTCGTAAAAGGCACTTCCAGTTATTGCAAAGACATAATCATACTTAAGTTTCATTTCTTCATAGAATCCGTCAATATAATCATCCTCTGCAATCGGTTCTTCGTTCTCCCATTCGCCAACGATAAAGAAATCAAAACTATTCGCCTTAGAACTAAATGTAAGTGCTTCTGACAGCTTATCATTCGTCTGTTTACACCATTCTTTAGGTGGTAGCCATAATTTACTACCTACCATCTTTTGACCGCTTTTTAGGCTATACTGCACGTTTAATACAGCATTGTCCTGTGAGTCAGAACCGTACTTTGCAACGATGCTTGCTTTATCCATGTTTAGGTTCGTATTATGCAAAATAGAGGGATACCATGTATCTCCTAATTTACTTTCATACCTATTAAAAAGTGTGATTGTATCGTTATACATCGTATCCCTCCGTTTTTTATCTTGGATATATTCCCATGTACAGCAAGTTAACTCCATTAGCATCAGTGATGCCAGACAGATAATCTCTTATCTTATCATCGTATAGTTGCTTCTGTGCTTCCTTATCCGCTAGACACTTATCTATCAATGTAGCCGTACCTGCGTTACTGGAAGTCACATAGCTTATACTCTCGTTTCCTGCACTCTTAGATGCTACCTGCTTACTCATCACAGTTCCATCTTCTAATGTGATATAACCCTGTGATGCTTCAACTCTCGTTTCTGCCTGTTCAATCTTATAAGCGATCGTCAGAAGCTCACAAACACATCTTTTAACTGCTTCTGCATCATCTTCATCTTTTGGAAAAGCAATCTTAAGTTTCTTCACATTGTCAACACCAGTCGTGGCATTATCTATCTTCTTGCAAGAATCCCAGACCAGACGATTAAAGTCTGCTTCTGGGATTGCTTTCTCTCCAAAAAGGCTTTTGTAATATTCATAGTCAATGTATGCCATGATATCACACTCCTTTTTATCCGTTGGATTTAATAACACCCATGCGGATATTCTTCTGGTTAAATGCTAAAGACCAGTTTCCTTTAACTCCTAACTCTGCATTTGTAGGAGACTCTTTTGCAATCTTGTTAGCATTAATAGAAAATCCGTTAGGATGTAATACATAACCCTGCTTTGTATACAGCTTTTCGATACCGGCAGATGTTTCTGGGTCGTAGTCTGTATAATAAGGATTTTCATAGTTTGTCTTATCACAAGTCAATACTGAACCTGTACCAAGCATATAAGTTTTGTATACTGGGTTTGTTCCTGTTGTATCAACTGTAAATCTGTCTGTTACCAGTGGGATAAATCCACCGATTGTAGGAAGATTTACTTCTCTTTCTACTGCGTTAGCAATAGTGTATTTATTGTAGTCAACAAGTCCCATTGCTTTGTATTTTGCGTAGATGTAAGAGTTTAATACAAGTAATCCCATCTTGTCAGCGGAATCTCCTAAAGCTTTCTGCTGTGCAAAGATAAGTGTCGTATCGTCAATTTTGTTTGCATCTCCAACAGCACCCTCGCCAGTTAAAGATAAATCTGTAATGTGGTTTTCCATCCCAGACAGACTTAAAACTGCATCAACTGTAGTCATTAAGTCACGTGTTCTTACCTGCTTATAAAAGCTTGCAACAGAGTTTGCAACATGAGTCATAGGGTCTGCACCTGTTAACTCCCTTGTAAAGTCTTTTGCTTTCCAAGCTTTCATTCTCTGAATTAACATACAAGTCTGTTTCTTTCCTGTGATTTCAACAGGTGTATTGTTTGTTTCTCCATCGTTGTTCAAAGCCTGTGAGTCTTGTTCATCAATCGGTGTATAAAAAGGAATTGTTGCAACGTTTCCTTTTTCTCCGATTAAGTCCATGATTGTATTGTCCTGTGCTAACACGCCAGATGCAATAATCGCATCATTCCATGTTGGGTTTTCTGACATAAACTCAGCGAAAACCTCTGGGTCAAAATCAAAACCACCAAATGATCCTGTTCTTGGCATAAAAAAAGTCCTTTCTACCCAAAATAAGAATAGATAAGGACTTATCTTTGTCCCATCTACCTACAACTATTAAGGGATTTTTAGGTTAGCGGCTCACTTCCATATTGTGAGTCGGTATTATCTATCTGTCATTTAATAAGGTTGCATAGTAGTCTGGGTCCTCTGCCTTAAGCTTCATTCTTTCGTCTAAAGACATTTCCCTTAACTTCTGTGTTCCCTTTTTCTGCTCTCCGCTGTTGAACTTAGTCGTAAAGCTTGGGATATTAGTACTTGGTGCTTTCTGTTCGTCAACCAAGATGTTCTCAATTGGTTTCCCATCTTTAGTAGTAAGTTCTTTAAATACATCTTCTGCATTTTTCCCATTCTCTTCTTCTAACTTCTGAATCATCTGGGAACGGATAGAGTCTTCTGTAATTGCATTTACAAATTTTTTATCAGATAAGAAATCTTTTACCTTGTCTCTTAACTCTGTCTGCTTAGCTTCTTTTGCTCTTGCTTCTTTTTCGTCTGCAAGCTCCTGTGTTAATGTTGTAATCTTAGTCTTAAGACCGTCAACATCTTCTTTCTCTAATTCTGCTAATCTGGTCTGTACATCGTCTAAAGATGTTTTGTATTCATCTTTTTTCTCTACCTGTTTATTATAATCAGCTACAGTCTTATAATTTTCGGCATGTCTTTTTTTAAGCTCTGCCTTTTTCTCTTCTGGGATTTCGATTCCTAATTCTGCTAAAATCTGTTCGTAATTCTGCATATATATCCTCCTACATTGTTTGTATACCGCTATGTCTGCGGTAATGGATTAAGACTTATATACCTAAGTCAAGGTAAAAGAAATGTGGGGACTTGAACCCCACTCGAGCCTCGAACTCTTTTCCTGTTGTCGTGTAACCAAAAACGCTTAAAAAACTCTGTACTTACAAGGAGGCTGTGGCAAATCTGCATAATTCCTACATATTTATTGTAAACCCTAAAATATGCCGTTTCAATACCCTCTTTTTTTACATTTCCGCAAGTTTCTTTATCTGTCGCTGTATCTCTTTTCTCTCGTCCATAAAGTCAGAATCAATAACCATAGAAGAAAGCATATCATACACTTCCACCATCAATCTACCGACCGATTCCATAAGCTTATCACGGTGTCCTTGATCTCCGTTTTCTTTGTATGCCATTTTAGCACTTAAGTAGTTGTCATACAATGCATCTATATTTTTATCATACTTGCCATTGCTGTACTTCTTAATAAGATTCTCTCCTGCATCCATGACGGTTTCCGCTATGTCTCCATGCTCCATCTTTTCAAGATTGCATAATGTTGTTGTAATCTTATACATTGCATCAAGATTAGATGTTGTGAGCTGTTTTAATGCTGAGTTTTTTTCTCTTTCTAGCTGTTCTTCCAGAACATGTTTGATTTCACTCATAATTTGACCCCCTTAAGCTTCTTTTTGTATTTCTCATGAATGCAGTCCTGTGTCTCTGTAATATACACCATGTCGTATCCTACAGAGATTAGATCAGTAACCATCTTTTCAACCGTTTCTAGCTCTTTAGATACGTCTTTTACCAGACATTCTACAAATAGTGCATCCGATACGTTTCCGTTCGTTCTAAGTTGCTGTGCGTACTTCTCATAGGCTTCTTTTGTCTCTTTCTCCCAGTTGTGATACTCTATAAAACCATCCTCTACGGCTTTCTGCTTTGTGGATTTTCCGATACTTAGTCTACTGGCTGTATACCAAGAGTCGGGAATCACTTTTATAGTACCGCTAAAAGAATCTTTTAAAAGCTTGCCGTGATGATCTACAAAATACCTGCATATTTCACGTCTCTCCAAGCTTTCTGTAAGAAACTGGTATTCATGTAATCTTTTGTAGCCTTTCAAACCTAAGAAGTTGAAATAATCTGCCATTTGACCGTGTATCATCATAGCCGCTACATATCTTTTGTTGATCTCGTCAAAGATATCTTCTGTTTTTGTTACTTCAAGATTGTTTGTAAATTCAATCATGATCGCACCTCCTTAAGAGATACGCTTTATAATAATATTCGCATCTTTTACTATTTCCGCTGTTGTTCCTACATTTCCGATGCTTACGATTAAGCTACCGCAAGATGGTACAGTTACAACCGTTGTTGCTCCCACGTTCTGAAATGTGTTCGCTGTAGCTACTGTATAGTCCATTTCTGTTCCACCAATAGCTTCTCCGTTAAGCTCTACAGCAAGTGCCGTTGCTCCTGTTGCATTAGCGGATACATTTCCGTTAAATTCTACCTCTACAGTCATAGGACAGTTTGATCTATTCGTTAACGTAAACAGACCAGACCCCTCTACATGATTCAGCCACCCATAATTACAAGTACAACGTCTGCTACTATATCGTGTATTCGCAAATAGTACGTTTGCACCACTGTTTACATCCTGCTGTGCTACATTTACCGCATTTAACATAATTTTCCCTCCTAAACAAAAATAGGATGCCGAACCCGACACCCTATCGTCAATATATTGCTAGTCTACTTAGTAGATATGGATTCTTCCAACAAGCTTGATTTATTTACACATTTACACTTCCGCAGTTGCAACCACCGTATGCATACCCATTATAGGATACATAAGGACTTGCTGTAATGTATGCAGGTGTTGGGAATGGTCTAACAGCATCCACAATGTTCTTAGTCTGTGATACCTGCGAAATCTGGAAGTTAGATAACTGTAAGTCTCTATCTCTGTCCGCAAGTTTATCTCTAAGATTCTGGATTGTGTTGTCCTGCATCAACTGGCGTGTAGCCTGTCCGTCTGCGAGGATTGTTTCCTTAATATCACAGCAACACTGTGCCATCTGTGCCTGCATATTCTGGGCCATTAAAGCCGCATCATAGCGGTTCTGTAACACTTCTTTCTGTGTTTCACAGCAACAAGCCTGCTGTTGTGCCTGCATCTGCTGTAATCCTAACTGTGTTGTGTATCTGCTTTCTAATACGTCTCTCTGTGTCTGACAAGCTGTATTAGATACGTTCTGGTTTGTATTGAAAATATCTCTCTTAACAAACTCATCGGATAAGAAAGCATTTTCGCCTGCGGTCGTTGCGGTATCGTTATTTCTTCCCCATCCGTTACCACAGAAAAGGAAAGCAATTAAGATAATCCAAATCCACCAACCACCGTTGCCGAAGCCGTTATCATATCCGTCATTTCTTGTCACTGCCGCTACATCTGCCGCAGTGAGTCCCATTGCTTCATTCATTGTTGTTGTCCTCCATAAATTTATTTACCAAGCTGTGCACCGCTTAATATCTATTTGTTCACTTTGTCCACAATATCCTGTGGATTCATGCCCTGCTGTTGGCATAGGCTATTAAACACTTCTTGTGGGTTCTTTCCCTTGCACATTTCCATTGCCTGCTTGATCGCAGGGTTTGTCTGTGCCATGCTCTCAACCATAGACTGCGGATTGTTAGACCCTCTTACCATGCCCATTACCTGCTGTACCATTTGCATAGGGTTGTTGTTTCCTATCATACCGCCTATCATGTTCATTAAAGGATTACTCATTGCTTAACTCTCCTTTCTCTGGTTGCTCTCCTAGCTTTGCTAGAAGTTCTTCAAACTCTGTTCTTGTAACATATCTATTATCATAGTTTACATTTTGTTTTTGGGCGTTCTGCGTGGCTTCTGGCGGTATCTCCTCGAATCTAAATACCTTAAAAGTTGCACTGCCCATTCCATCTACACTCTTTACATAAAAGAAAGGTGCGTTGTTATCCATCATCCATGCTGTAGCCCCTGGCTGTACGATCTGGTTCTTTGCTCCCTCTATGCCTGCAACTTGTATCCAATTAACATTCTGTGTTGGAACTTGTGTCTCTGGCATTGGTTTATTGTACTGCTGTTGCATTTGCTGTAACTGATTTAGCCTATCCTGCAACTGCATTGTATCCTGCTGATACATTGGTGCATAAGGATTATAGTTATATCCGTTCACTCTTCCACCTCCCTTTTATGTGTAAATTATCGCATTAAAAAAGAGACTCTAACAGGTCGTTAAAGTCTCATAAAAGTATCATATTAAATTAAAAAATTAGCACCATGATAGGGGTCATGGTGCTTGAACAATAAGGATAAGATTGAGGAACACCAATTGATGAAAAAAGGTGTCGTGTTGAAAAATGAAATTTAAACCAAAAAATTGAGGAAATTCAAAAATGATTTCTCATGCTCACAACAGTGAGCAAATGGAAGCAACAGGACTCGAACCTGTGACAGGTCGGTTATGAGCCGACTACTCTGACCAACTGAGTTATACTTCCACGGACTCCGTGAGGAATCCACCGTACTATATACATAACAAAACAATAAAGAAAGGATTAAAGTATTATAACATGAAAAAGTATCTCCGAAACAAACCACTCTCATTTAAAACTAAAAATGAAATCTTATAATAATTTATTCAACAACTTATTACTTGTTACATTTATATTGTATCATGGATTTTTGCCTTTTCAATACCCTCTTTTTTAATCAATAAACATCCAATCTTCTGCCAACATATCACTCTGTGATGCTAACCATCCAGGCTGTAACTTTTTATCAGCGGTTCTGAGAACTAGGCAATCATATACATATACTTTATTTTCTTCTGTACATTCTGGGTCTTCTGTAGGATTAAACTCTGATAAGTCTGCTTTTGTTCCAAACTGAAAATCAGAGGCATAAAATACATACATCCCTTTTCCGTTCCATCCTTTTCTCGCAACCCTCAACCCACGTTTCATGTACTTAATAGCATCCCCGAAACTAAATGTAGCTTCTCCACCAAGCACAGGACAGTTCTTTTCGTCTGCAATTACCCATTCATTGGATAAGATATTAGAAAGTGTGTACTCAACTCTCTGTGTTTCTCTAATGTCTAATAAATCTCCCTGACCTTTATCAGCATCTTTAGGCCTACACTGCATCATAACAGTTTGCTTCTCTTCATCCCAAAACCAGAAGCCACCCCATGATGGTAGTTTAACTTTTGTTCCTGCTTTCATTGCTTTAAATGCTTCTTTAAAATTCATTATTTATTCTCCTTAACATACTCTAATAATCTTGTTATTAACTTTCCTGCTGATTCTCTTTGCTGTAGACAGACTTACGTTCATAAGCTCTGCACATTTCTCTAGTGGTATATTCTTTGCCCGATACTCGAACAATGTTCTTTCAACATCTGTGAAGTTGCAATACGTACGGAACATATTTAGTTCGGGTACGGTAAAATCATATACTTTCAAAAGCAAACACCTCACTGTTTGTCGTGTGTTGTCAACGCATTTATCAGATCGTCTCTGGTTTTTTTTAGACCCTCAATGTTGTTTCCTGTGATCTTGTTCTCGATCAAATTAAACATGCTTTTCATGACTAGGTTCATATCATCACGTTGATTATTAATAGCACTGTAGTCACTATTTAGCTTTTGTTTAATTTCTTTAATATCTGTCTCTATATGATCTATTCGATGTTTCAAATCGTCCGTAGGCTTCTTGTAATGCTTATAGGCAGTATATAATACTCCTATCGCACTACCAATTGTTATAATCCACCCACAGGCTACCATAATTTTGTTTATAGTATCCATTATTTACCTCGTGCATTGTTGTATCGTGTCGCTGCACCTCGTGCTGATGATGCTTGACTCCTGTTCCAGTCTGCCGTGTTTAGTCGTTCACTCTGCTTCTTAAGATTGTTCTTTTCGCAGTAATCATTGTAGGATTTGTTCTGTTTCTGCAATAGTGCCGCCTTTTTTTGATACTCCATGTCAAGATCGTGCTTTAAGGCTTCGTCCTTTGCATTATCCACAGCCGTTTTCATGCCGATTAACTGTCGTTTCGTCTTTCTGATACGTCTTTCAAGCTCTCTCTGTCGTTTCCGTTTTTCATATTCTTTGCGATTCTCTTCGCTGTCGTAGTCCTCGAACGGATTGTTTATTCCATCCCCCGGACCGTGGGAGTGCCGGCAGTTTGCCCCATGGATTCCCTGCACGTTTCCCATACCGCAGACCGAAAAAGGCGGAAATCTTTGGTCATTACCGCTTTTGCTGTAAAACTTGCCTTGCCACCAGTAATGATTGGTTAAGTTGTCTCCACCGTCTCCAATTCTTGCTCCTAAATGTGCAGACGTGAGAATTATATCCCAGTTCATCTCGTCCATGCGTGCATCCGTGATCTCTCCTGCCATCTGACTTACACCAGTGCGAACCGCTCTTGTAGTTGCTGTTTCTATGCTGTCTCTGTGTCCGCTAGGGTAGGTTACGTCTGCACCGCTGTTTATTATGTCGTTTACAGCTTCTTTAACCGCTTGTGTGTACCCTGTCGTACCGCTTGCAGTCTGTGTATATGCTTTATCCACTGCCTTAATGTAATTATCATGACAGGCGTTCGGCATCGTGCCAGTAAAGTTATACATCTCTCCCTTGGTCTTTTCATAATTCCTTTGCAACAGTCTCTGTAGATAAGGACTTTTCCCGAGTGGTGTTGGTTCAAGACCTGCTTTCTTGTAGATTGTATCATCCCATTCAAGAGCCTTGATTCCTGCTTCTTTCATAGTGCGTGCGATCTCTGCAATACTTATCTTTGTCGTTTGTGCTATCTCTGCCTGTACCGCTTGCAAGATATACCCTGCATCCTGCAATACATCCATCTGCCACTTGTCAATAGGAGTAAAAAGGTAATCTTCCCCACGTCCTAGCCTTATCATCATTCGCTCTATAATGACAGATACTATCTTGTTATGTAGTTCTTCTGCTTGCTTCTCTGCCTTTTCTGGCACATACCAGAGATAGGTAGGTGTTAACATAATCCCACCTGCCTATTCTTCTGGGTCTTTTACCATTAGTGCCGCATCTAGCATCTTTCCAACTACTGCCGCATCCGCAGGCTTGCCATCTTGCGTTAATGTTTTGTCTGTTTCTGTACTGCCTGTAACTCCCTTTTTGCAGATGTTGTACAACAGTTTTTCTTGTTTTGTAAATGGTTCGGGCAGTTTTACATCTTCGCCATTAAGGTATTCAAGGTATTTTTCAATCCTGTACTTTCCCATGCTTTCACTCCTCTCCGCTTGCACCGAATAAGTCTGGCTCTTTCGGTTGTGCTTCTTCTTCAAGTGCTTTTGCTTCTTCTTCACTGAATCCCTCAAATTTAACTAGATAGTACCAGAATGGAATCTTGTTGGAAGTAACATAGCTGTACCATCTCGCTCTATCTTCATCTTCGTTGTATGTAATGTCTCCAAAGTCATACACGGTTTCATACGGTCCGCTTGGTGCTAATTTGTACAGATCAGCAAATATATTAAGTGCCGCTATTAAATCATCCATGCAGGCTTGTAATTTGTCTCTTACGTCCTTAACAAATTGTATCGTCCTCTGTTGCTCTGCTTCAACTCCTGTTGCTGTCTGGATGCCTGTTGTTTCGTTAAACACAAAGTATCCGTTAGAGAATCCGCACTTATACCCAATCTGTGACAGTAGGGCATTGATTCCTGTCAATCGTGTATCCGTGTTGAGACTTGGGTTTACCTCTTGATAGAATCCTTTAATGTCTGAGCTATTTACATTCTTGACGTACTCTGGCAGTCTTAACCGCTTCTTGCTTCTCTCAAATCCATCCTGTGTATTATTTACCCTTGTACCAGTCTCTAACAGCTTGTCGGAGTCTAGTAACAACATTCTTCGGCTGTCGAATATCTCTGTTGCGTTCCTGCTGTATGCAATGTCTAAATCTTTTAGCTCTTCTATTGCTTCGTAAAAGATAGGCAATCCTAAACTACAATGCAAGTCTACATTGTTCGCCTGTGGTGTCCTTAAGACTGCATACAGTCGTTGTCCGTTTAGGTTTGTAAGTCCTACATTTTCCAGTTCTCCCCTCCAAGGTGTCTCGTCTATGTCAATCGGCTTTCCTGTATCGTTGGCATCCTTAGAAGCATAGCAACGATTTGTAATCTGATACACGTCCTCAATGTACCTGTGATATTCTAGTTTGGTGTAATACATCCTGCCATCACTGGAAATTTCACGATGTACAAACACAATTCCTTGAATTTCTCCGTTGCTTTCGTCTGTTACTATAAAGTTCTCTGGTGTAATCAAGTCCACACTTGCACCGTTAGGCTTTAATACAACTGTACCATATGCACAGCCATATTCTACGTGATGTCGTACCTGTTCTAGTTCCTTGTCTATCTGCTCCTGCAACCAACTAGCTCTTGCACTACCATCTATCTCTACGCCTATTGCAAGTGTGGCAAGGCGTGCTGTCTCCGAACACACCGCTTTTGCAAAGTTGATAGTCTTGATATGCTCGTCCTTGTCTAACCAGTACGGACTGCCCTTATAGATGTATGCACATTTTTCTATAGCTCTCTGCATCTCTTGACTGGTAACAGTATCAATCTTAAATTCGTCTCTTGCCTTTTGTCTAAAAAGGTTACTTAATATCTCTTTCATTCTACTAAATATACCCATCTATTCCACCGTCACAAGCTCGACATTTTTTATATTTGTTTTTATGTCTGCTTGCATTAGATCACTGTTTACGTTTATCTCTACAATTCCATGGTGCCATGCTATCTCTGTAATGTTATTTACATGTAACAGCACACTTCCGATTTTTACACATCTTACGTCTTTTAAATTTATCATTATTATGCGTTCTCTCCTCTCCTCATAATCACTCTGTTGTATGCATATCTCAACGAATCAATAGCATGATTGTCTCTGTCTGGGTATCCGCTTATTATATTACCGTCTTTGTCTCTATCATACTCATACGTTGCGATTTCTTTGTATGCGTATGGTGTTCTCCGTGGGTCAATCACAATCTTCCTACGTTGTAACCACTTCATGCCATATTCGACTGACCCTGGTCCCTTAACTGCTGCCTGTGCCACAAGTCCTAAATTCCTGTAGTCCTCTACAGATTTAGGCTCTGCACTATCACAAACGATCGCATAATCGTTATAGCCTTTTTTCTTTATCCAATCGGCTGTTTGCTCGTTTGACCGCTTATTTACACAATGTTCGTCTATAAAATAGATTGTTTCTCGTGCCGCATCGTAGTGCGTCCTTGTAAATGCGTACTTATCCGGATACCAACCCCAGTCGACACCTTGGTATATGCGGTCCATCTGTTCTATTTCTTCGTCTGTAATCTCTCTTACTTCTACATATTCAAATACTGCCCCACCGTTACCGTTAGCAATGCCCATGTATTCATGTTCATATGCTTCGGGTCTAATTTCTTTTAGGTGCTCCGCTTCTTCGATAAACGGTTTACCTAACCACTCTTTAGGTACGTCTAGATATGTGCTTCTTACAATCATTCTGTTGTCTTTTGGTTCTTGCAAATATTGATTTGCCCAGTTGTTAGCACTTTTCGGTGGGTTAAAACTCTTAAATATCCATGCTAAATCTCCACCACGAATAGCAGACTGCTCTATATTTCGTATCTCTTCGGGTCCTGCGAACTGGTCTAATTCTTCAAACCACACAATCGCTATGTATCCAAAATCTGGTGCTATCGACTTTATTTTTTCTTTATCGTCAGCACCACGAAAGAATATCTTTTGTCCTGTGTCTCTCATTGTAATTTCATAAGGCGAGCTTGTATATTTATAATCTTTTTCCGAGAACTCCTGTTTTGTTATTGCCCATTTGGTTTTAGCAAATACAGAATCTTTTACAGTGTTATATACTTTTCTTACAACAAGACAATGTATGTCATGATTGTTTCTCATCAACTCTGTAATAATGTTTGGGATTGTTGAGGATTTACCAGAACCACGTCCCCCCGGCAATACATATTCTGTATGTCTATGGTTTCGTACATCTCGAATCATCGGGTGGAACACATCGGGGATTATATCAAGGTCCATGTGGTACGTCTTATTCCTTAATGCTTCTTCTCTTGCTTTCTTCTCTTCCTCTTCCTTTGCCTGCACCGTTAAAGCCTTTTCTAAGTCGTTCATGGCTTTTAATTGATCTGGGAAGTCTGGAGTAAATCCAAAAGAATCTTGCAACGCACCAGTGGCGATCATTGACCGTCTTCGCTGTATGTCTGCAAGACTCATAATATCATAGCCATTTTCTTTGTCTGTTTTGGCTTGTAGTTCTGCTATATATTCTTTCACTCCATGCTTTTCAATGATGTTCTTTTTTGCGTTCTTCGCTGTTGCAGGGGAATATCCTGCTTCGATAGCGGCTTGATAATCATTCCCACCGTTTTTAATCCATGCATGAGCAAATGTTCTTTGCTTCTGTGTAAGTTCATCCCGCATTTATTTGCCCATTCCTTTCTCGTATACTTGCCCATATATCAGACAGGCATTTAATTATGTCCACTTGTGAAGCGGTTCTTAGTATCTCATACCGTGTGTCTTTCCAACCTTTTCTTGTATTCTCATATGCTTTTATAGACAGGATGTACATTGTTATCATTCGTTTCTGGTCCTCTGAATAGAATTGTGTTGTGTCTAAGCTTATTACAAATCCGTTTGATACTATTGCTCTTTGTAGTTTTCGCATAATTCTATTTAGATTCATCTTCTCACATCCTTTCTTGGTTTATATATATTTAAACAGACCGTTAGGCAAGCGTCACATCTCTTGCATCTCTTTTAACCTATAGGGTGCGTGGTTGCAACGAAATTTACCACCTCTAACGATCTGTTATTTATTTCTTATATTCTTTTGTGCTTGGATTCCTGCTTTTATATTTGTCGCAGGTGCATAGATATGCGTTGTATATTCTGTCATACTTGCCTACGTTACACATATAGTAGTTCTTTGTATTACTTCCTAGTAGATACATACATTCAGCACAGCATATACTTCTATCTTCCATTCTGCACTTCCTCTCTATATCTGTAGCATACGCACATATGACTACACTTAATATTTACAAGTACCACTTCCGTCTTATCCTCTGGGATAGCTCTTCTCTTTGTCTCTGTCACGATCTCGCAATGTACGCAATCGTTACAGCAATTCTTTAATTTGTTATTAATCAAAAAAGGCACCTCCCAACTATGGTTATTATCTAGTATAATTATACCATAGTGAGAAGTGCCTTTGTTTACACTCTTTTTATTCTCGATCTGGTTCCCAAGTGATCCCGAATTTTTTTTTATGTGCCTCGGCGTACTTGTCAAAAAATTCTTGATCAGACGAAAGGCTCAATTCATACGCCACGCTTTCTCTTAAATCTGCATCCATTGATTTTAGCGCTTCGTCAAAATCAATTTCTTTCCCATATTTGTTTTTTACATTCATCCGCGTACCTCCTTTATTATTGCTTACTTTGTTTCTATACTCGTCTCTTTCTTTCAACAGCGTGTCAAGATTTGTTTTCTCGCCACGATTAATCCGTGCCCTTGCGTTTCTGATCTGCGCTTGTTTGTGCCGGCAGTAATCACTGCAAGTGTTGCTTGCGACTTTGGATTGGAATTTTTTACCGCAGTATTCGCAAATTTTTTGTTTTTTGCTGTTCTTTTCCAACTTCTTCTTTGTCTGTTCTGTCTCTTTATTATAAGCACTTTTATATTCTTTTTGCAATAATAAGCCTGCTTCGTGCTGACATTTTTCCGAACAATATTTTTGACGTCCTGCAATTACAATATATTCTTTTCCGCACAGCTCGCACTTATCGACACTCCCAAGCTTCCTTTTAGCTGTCTTTCCTTGCCTGAATCTTTTTTGTGCTTCTCTTGTACGTATAACTCTACAATCTGGACAGTAAAACGCTCTAGGTCCACCGTTAAACTCTTTGCCGCACATCCTGCACACTCTGGTTCTCATTACATTAGATTTTCTTTTTTTGGCGCATTCGTCGCAATACAACTTGTCTGTACTACCATAAAAAGACTTGCCACAATCCAAGCAAGCCTTTTTTGTTCTATATTTCATTTTTAAAGCTCCTTTACAACTTCCCACCCGTCAATAGCTGCTGTCGTGTCTAGGTCTTCGATTGGTAGCCTTTTTATTAAAGGCCTTTCGAGTCTTACATCATCGTCTAATACATATCTATATTTTCTCGTATCGACTATTCTTTCCCACTTTACTCTTTCCCAAAATTCTTTTTTCATGGCTCATTCTCCTTTTTTGTCAATCTGCTATTTGGCAAACAATCAGTTCCCTGCGGTTATGATATTTTTTATTTCTTCAAATTCATCTTTTTCAAATTTAACCGTTAATTCCATGCCTTCCACCGTCTTTCTTAAAACTCCTGCACATCTGTCACTTTTAAGTAGAAAGCTTCTTCTGCTTCATCCTCTCCGTTATCTGTTGTGATTTCAAAGAAGATCTGTACTTCTGCTTCATTTGTATCTGTTGCTGTATATATAACATTTTTACACCATTTAATATCAAATGTTGCTCCCTCATCAAATACTGTGTAGTATCCGTTTTCCATCATGAAGTTATCTAACTCCGTGAAGCTCATTTCTTCGTTTACAAGTTCCTTTTCGATTTCTTCCACGTTTAATTTTTTCATGGCTGCTCCCTCCTATAATACATAATCAATAAAGTGTGTTATACCTTCACATTCTACAACTCCCCAGTCAAAAACTGGCTTGTTAGTGTCAATCATCTTTTTATACTCTTCCTGATCTTCTTCCTCAACATCCCATTCATTCATATACTGATCAAAGAATTTTTCAAATTCTTCTTTCTCGTACACTGCTGATCCATTGCATAAATAGTCAACAGCTTCTTTTTTGGTGTGGCTGTCTTCCATAATGATTTCAAGTTTCTTTTCTGTCTCGTCTCCCAAGTCTAAACCTGCGTATTTTAAATTTAATTTCTGCGCTTTTGTTAGATACATCATTTTTCATTCTCCTTTTCTATTCTTCGTAATCATAACCCCAGAAACCATCAATCTTTACTTCATACCCAGTGGCATGATGTCCATCACGATCGAATGGCATGTGATCAAGATAATCCACATCTTGAACAATACAGTTTTTATATTTTTTCCGCATTTCTGCGAGAATGTTTTTTTTCATTTCTTCCCATTCAGCACCGAAGGCTTTGGCACCGTAATACTCTCTTGTTAAAAAATTATTTTTCATGACTTCAATCTCCTTTTCTTTGCTTATCTTCTTTAACTGTCTTTATCTTACCATATCTTTATCCCTTTGTAAAGTGATATTTATAATTCTTTTAATTTTTTTTCGTCCTCTTCATCTCTTACATATTCCAATATCTGACCCGGTTGCATTTCTAAGATGTTACATACAGCATTTAAAGCCTTTAGCGTTATAGCTGTATCCTCGTTCTTTATCTTGTTTAACGTGTTTTGACTAAGTAAATTAGTAGTTTTAGCCTTATATGTAGTAAATCCTTTTCTTTGCAGTGCATCATATACATCAATTTTGTATTTTAACATTTTTCATTACCTCCTATTTACTACATTATATATTATGTACCCTTTTCACGTCAAGAGAAATATTATCATAAAAAGTGACATTTTCTATTGACATAACTTTTTAAAGTGATATAATAAAAGTAAATCAAGAGAACAAAGCAATCAGAAAAGGAGATAATAAGATGAAAGAAGCAATCAAAAAATTAGAATCAAAAGGATACTACATTGACAATCAGTTTGACGGATGGTTCGGAACTTTTCCAGACAGATTTGAACTCCACAAAGGAGATGAAATCGTTATGGATAATTTATCAAAATCACAGGTTATTAGCTTAGCAGAGATTTTATAAGTCTCTGCTAGACAATTTAGGAGGTGTTATCATGAGATATTTTACAGCCAAAAACTTACAGGAACTCAGAAAAGAATACAAAAAATTAATGGTAGCCAACCACCCAGACAATGGTGGAGACGTTGTTACATGTCAAGAGATTACAGCCGAATATAAGAAACTGTTTGACATGTTCAAGGCAGGGCAGACACCAGAAGAAGAAAAGAAAAATACATTTGATTACAAGGCAGACGAAGCCTTAAGAAATGTTATTAATAATATTGTTTCTTTCGATGGTGTAAATATCGAGGTAGTAGGCTCTTGGATTTGGGTAGATGGTAATACATTCCCGTACAAAGAAGAGCTAAAGAAGTTAGGCTTTAAGTGGTCTAAGAATCGTAAAAAGTGGCACTTCTCAACTGAACCATCTGGAAAGTGGTATAAGAAGAAAATGTCTTTCGAGGATATTCAGAAAAAATATGGAAGCGAAAAAGTAAAGACTTCCAATGTTTCAAAAATTGCATAGTAAAAGAGATCTGGAAGAACTCAAAAGCTCCCAGATCTCTTTTTTATTATTATCTCGTAATCATATCCCATTATACCCAAAAAATCCTTTAAATCACTTAAGGATACTTTTTTATTATTAAATTTGTTGTTTAGCTGCTGCGGTGTTGACAATCCTAAGAGCTGTGACGCTTCTGTCATTGTCATGCCGTTCCTTTTTAGTAGTTCTTTGTAGATTTCTTTTAATTGCTTGTTGTCCTTGTAAGTAAAGTTTATATTGTATTCCATCAACCACACCTCTTTTCTGTTTTTAAATCATTATAATTTAAAATATATCATATGTCAAACGAAAAAAGTTTATTTTTACCATTGACATTTAAACTAAAATCATTTATACTCTAGTTAAAGATAAACGAAAAGCATTTAAAATGGAGAAAAGAAGATGAAAGAATTAAGAAAAGAAATTGAAAAGTTAGTCGAAAATGAGGACTTCGTTTCCTACGAAGAATTTATTTACGAACTGGAAGAAGAAAAAGAAGAAGTTAAAAAATATCTCGAATGGAGAGCAAGCGGTGGGAAGATGAACACCGAAACACTTCCAGACGGATATGTAGAAGCTTGTAAAAAGATTTTAGAAAGAATTTAGGAGGTTGAAAATCATGGATTATTACAGAGGTAGAAAAATCGACAAAAAATTTAAAGAAGAGGTTGCTAAAAATTCAGCAATCCGAGGTTATAAAAATGCGGTAAAAATTTTCATTTACCGTCAAGATTTAGAATCTTCTTTACTTTGTGATGAACTAGCTGATAATCTTTCTAAGCTTGGTTTTAGCTTGGAAGAAATCGAAGCTTTAGAACTCGAAGCCTATGACGAAAGAGAAAAAGAGCTAGAAAAATTCGATAAGGAACACCCTAACTGGGAGCAACTTATCAATGCATAACATACACCACCCACCCCGGAGGTTACGAGGGTAGAAAGTTGGGAAATATGACTAAGAACGCAGAAAAGAACGCAAGAGCTATGCTGAGTAGATTATCAACAGAACAGCTTATAAAAGAATTTGACATGACCGAAGCTATACCAATTAGTCTTGAATTGTCCATGGTCCGTGGTTGGATTATGGATGAATTGGAAAAGAGAAATCCAGAAGCTTTTGATAAGTGGTTGGATTTAGACTATCCAGATAATGAATCATTAAAAAAATTATATTTGAACGCATAGAATAAGCCGTAGGAATTAACCTACGGCTCTTTTTTATATCACGTCAAAAGGCACTGGCAGACGTTCTAAGACATTTATATAACTTAATGCGTGTTCTTTATCCTTGCACTGGATATAGGGGATATATGAGCCGTTCACGTACTCAAATAAAGCTATCCACGTATCTTTCATGGTAACAAGTATCCAGTCTATACCGTTGCAGCTCTTGTTTTCTCTCTGTCCTGTTCCGTGTTCGTCTATCCACTTTTGGAACTGATCACGATTCATGTCCCTGCTCCTCGCTGATGCTTTCCAGATTTTCTTTTAACATCTGCACACACTCGTTGAATCCGTCACGTTTACCGCATAGATACATATTGTGACCGCTGTAATCGTCCATAGGCGGTATTAATGTACATAAGGCATATAAATCTTGCTTTTTCATTTTAAACTCCTTTAAATCCTGCAATTATCGCACAAAATATAGTTGATAACACACATACATAAGATGATAACATTGCAATTAATATATTGCTCACTTTTTAGCCATCCTTTCTAGCATTTCGCAGGTACACGTTAGCCTGTTAACCTGTTGGCACTTTTCTAAATACATCTTATCCATTTCTTTTATGTCCTGCGGTGTCAATCCTGTTTCTTTGTACTCGAGAAGTTCTTTCAATGCCTTAGTTGATACCGCTTCACTTCCTACAAACATTTTTGATAATCGTATCTGATTTTTGATAACGTCTATTGATAACCCTGTCACTTTCTTCCCCTCCTGTTCCTGTTTAAAGCATTTCTTTTCATAAATTTTTCTTTTGATAACGACTTATAATAAGGATTTTTCCTTTTGATAACGTTCTTCTCTTCCTTGCAATCGTCTTGAAACTGTTTATAGCCGTCACATAGGGTATGGCAATTATAAGCTCTTCCTGTGGCTTCTGTACACCCATAGCACGGATTATCTTTCCCTCTCATAATAACGCCCCCACTTTATACATCTTCTGGACTTCTGTTGTTTGCTTTGATAACGTCAAATCCATCTGGATAACGTTTCTCTAATTTTTCAATGTTCATTTGCATAATTTCATCCAACGGCCAATTAAATGATTCACAAATCATAGCAACATACCACATTACATCCCCAAGTTCTTTTTTTGCGTGTTCCTCGTCAAACTTGCTTTCATGGAATATCCATTTTTTAACCATGTCAGCAAGCTCTCCAACTTCTCCAGATAATCCGAATAAACCGTTAATAATTCCACCCAAGTCAATCCCTGCGTCTGGTACGTTGTCCTCTACTCCCTGTTCTAAATTATCAGCCATATTCATTATTCTTTCTATTCCTAATCCGTCATTAGTTCGCATTGCCTTTACTTGATATTCTTTACCGTTCATTTATAACGCTCCTTTATAATTCGATAACCCTTTGTCCTCTGTCGTACTGACTGAGTATTTTTTCCAGTGTCTCTCCTGCTTTTGCTCTTGTTGTACATTTTTTAATAGTATATAGATGATCTAGTGTTTCTCCTATAACTTCGTATCCGTCAAATACTTTTTTGACATAGATTCTAATAACCTGTTGTGTATTTATAGCCATTGTCTCACTAATTCTTATTAACATGTAAGTCCTCACTTTCTCCCCAGTCTAGCCGATTCCCACACTCACAAACTTCTGTCCATTCTGCTACATAGCTTTTACATTTAGGACACCTGTATAACGCCACGTCTTTCCCTTTAAGGCTTTTGTGCCGTTCTCTTATCGGCAGACTGTGTAATATCTCTCCCATGTGTTCATAATCTTCTAACGTCATTGTAATCGTGTCTCTTGCTTTAGCGGACTGGCAGAAACCACTGCCCACCAGTCCTAAGAAAACACCAATGATAACAAGTAAGATTTTTAGTATCATTCTTTCATCTCCACTTCTTTATAAACAACCACATCTAAATCATTACTAACTGAGTGTGTTAGTATTTCAACTTTGTATCCTTTTTCCAAAAAGTTTTTTACAAATTCTCTCATTGGTAACACGTCTTTCATTTTTTCTGGATAAGTTATTTTTGTTATCTGCTCTAAAACTTTTACCGGTTCCATTTCCTCTACTTTCACTTCACTTCCATACATCAATTTATAATATTCTTGTAACTTTTCATCGTCCATAGAATCAAATATTTGCACGTGATCACGAACGACACACATATCATGTATTTTGCATTCTTCACATGGTTTATCAATATTGTTGCACCAATGTCTTAAATTAATGATTATATCTTCTCTTGTCATTTTTTATTCTCCCACCTCTAAATCTTTCGCAAGCTTGAATCCTGTTCTACCAACGTTTCTAAGATTCTCTTTAATCAGTGCCTTTTTCGGTGTCCTGTTTCTGTCGTACCAGTTCCAGTCGTTGTCCTCTCTTGCTTTTTTCTTTGTTTCATAACTTTTCTCATACTGATATTCTTCTTTTGCCATCTCTAGGCAAGCGATCATGTAATCTATTTGTTTGATAACGTCCATATTCTTTCTCCTTTACCACATAAGTTGTCCGTTTTCTGCTACCTTAAATTCTCTTTGTCCTGCAACATTCTTATCTTCTATCCACCACAGGAATACTTCTTCTCCAGATTCCCACTGTGTAGGAAGATTCTTTGCTTTTCTTACTTCTAACATCCTGTCAAATGCTCTGATATAATTTAGCTTGAATGTTGGAAAATCGTAAAATTCCTTTAATTTTCCTTTTCTGCCTGCCATCGGGCAACCTATGCATCCAACTCTTTTATATCCGCATTGGTACAATTTATTAACACATATATTCTCTTGGTCTATGTAGTTCCATATATCTTCCTCTTTCCAATCAACAATGGGATTTACAACCATCTTGTGCTTCTGCATGCACAATTCAGTGATTCTTCTTTTAGAATTGTTGTCATTGTTGAGCATTACAGAATCATCAAACGATTCCTTTGTTTTAACTGATGCTCCTATCTTTTCAAATTCTGATCGTGTGTGTTTCCTTTTTGTGCTTTCATCCCATCTAACACCTGTTGCCACGTATCTTCCCATGCCTGCTGTTTCTTTTAATTCTTTACAACAATATCTTACAAGTCGTGTAGGTGGCATAAGTTTTCTAGGAATGAGATTCCACATCGTGATTCTGGTTCCGTCTGGCTTCCTTGGATAGTTAATACTGCACTTTATCCCCCCCCCTCTTCCAATTTCTTGAAATTGTCACGGACGTGCCACACTGTTTGTGGTGCATCCGCTGTGGTGTGACTGTGCTGTACTTCAAAAGGAACTCCAGAACGTTTGAATAGCTCTAATAATACATCTGAATCCTTACCACCGCTGTATGTACAGATAAGTGGTTGTTTGTAATACTCAAGACTCATTTCTGATGCTGTTTTGATTCTTTCTATTGCTTTTTGTTCTAAGTCCATTGATACTCCTTTACTTCATCATGCTTCTGTACGGCTCAAAGAAATCTTCTTTTCTTAACTCCATTTCGCATTTAAGACAAATAAAACTGCTTTGTATTTTCATGTCCGAATTTATTTGTATATACTCTCTTCCAACGTCTTCATTGAATAACAAGCTATTTCTTTTCTTTTTCTGATTTAACCACAAGGTAATAATGTTCATTTTTTACGCCCATACAAACATCTCCAATCTTGAAAAGACTTAATGTGTATGTTTTAATACTTGGTTGTTTTGCATTAATTTTCATCTTCTACCTCCAAAATAAAGCCACCATTTGATCACGTTATAATCAATTTCATCTTCTTCTAGTTTTGTAATTTTACGATTATTTTTCTCGTATGTTTCTACCTGCTTCTTAACTAACTCGTTACTTCTAAGTTCTGGATAAGTAGCAATTAAGGTCATTCCATCTCCTGCCTTAAATTCTTTGTATGTATCCTTCTCATGGTCCATATAATTTTTAACGACTGTATCTATTTTTCTTTCTAGCTGTTGATTTTGAGTTTTATATACCTCTATTTTTTTATCAACTCCTTGATATTCAAACACTCCAAATATTGCAATAATATATATAAATGCCAATGTTGCTGTCGCAACCAATCCACCAGTTACTAATTTATCTATTGCATCATTTATATTTGGCACTGTATTAGCTAATTTAACTGCCATTCCATACCAAATCGCTGTAACCGCTATAATTATTACCAATAGCATTATTCTTCTCCCTCACTTTCTACCCCAAAGATGTATTTAAGAATCATGTCTCTTCCCACTGCTTCGATGGCATCGTCTAAAACTTGTTTTGATGTGAACGGTACCGCTCCAAGTGGTCTGCGAACACTCCACACTTCATAGTCAAGTTTTTCATCACTGCTATCGTTATATGAAAGGTAAAAACTATCACTGTGTATTGGACCATTATGTTCCTTTGCATACCGTTCAATTTCAACTTCTACTTTTCTTTTCTCTCTTGCAAATTCCGCTTCTTTTTTTGTGAAAAAGATGTTTCCTAATTCCCACATATCAAGATCGTCTTCATCATTAATCCATGTCCTTTTTCTGATTCTTCCAATATAATTAATGTAATAAACCGTATCCCCATACTGTGGTTTCTTTACCTTTACATCCTGTTTCTTGTCTGGTTCTTTTCCATTCATTTTCTCAACAAGTCTGTAAAAATCTTTTTCTTCTGCTTCTGTTAGATTTTTAATTCCCATATTTAATCCTCCTTATTTGTTAAATAATCTTCTATGGCTTGATCTAAAAATCTACTACTGATAAACCAACAATCAATGTATGTTGTTTTATTTTGTTTGTTATATATCAATAGACTTTTGTTTTTAACATTTTTCAATGTTATTCTCATCATGAGTGTATCTGTATTATTGCTTAACTCATCAACTCCTAAAACCGTGTTTTGTGTAAGTTGATTTAGCTGACTTGTAATACGCTGTAAACACGTTTCTTTACAAATTACTTTGTTCCATGTTGGTTTCAAACATCTAATAGTTGTATGTGTATCGTTTCCCTCATCAACATTTGACAAAATAAAACAATCATCTAATTCTTTTATTTCTTCTCCGCTTATAATTGCTTTCGTTTCTATATTATAAATTTGCATTTTTACTCCTTTACTGTCCATTCTCTCCCCTGCCGTTAATAGCAGGGGAAATCATGACTTATACAACAAATAATTAAAGAGTTTTGTTGCTTATGCGTTGCGAGGATTCTTATTTAATTGTTCGTGTGGTATATAAAAATCCTGCTGTGCAACAAGCCTTTTCTGGCTTGAGTCTCTGCCTAATAAAAAATGAAAAATGGAAGAATCTGAAAATACAAAAAACATTATTTGCAGTTACTTAGGCAGAGAATCAAACCAGAAAAGTATTATTTAGTTTTTATTTCCAATAAACTGCACTGGATGTAACATGAATACCTCTAGGTTTCCTTTTGTTACGTTTCTTTTCTGCTTCAATTTCTTTTCTTACTTCATTCCCAAATTTTTCTGTCCAAAATGTAATCAAATACTCTGGAATCTTAAACATTTGTGAGCAAGATTTTGACGTATTGTTTTTTGTCAGTCTTGTCTTTACTACCATTTTTATGTATTCACGAGAATATGGGGCGTTTTCTTCTTTGTCTTCATCTAAGTTCTGTTTTTTCCATTTAAAGAGGGTGGATGAATCAATGCCGTATTCTTTCGCAACACTCTTTACCTCATGTCTTGCGTTACTTTCCGCAACAACTTTTCTTTTAAATTCTGTTGTGAATTTCTTATACCCCATCTTTTTCCACCACCTTTCTGTAGATTGCCACGTTTCTGTCTGTTAGGCTGTCGTGTCGTTTACCGCATACCTCAATACGTCCGTCCTGTACTAACTCTGTCAATCGTGGTTGTACCTGCTGCCTTGTCGGTTCTAATACTTTTTTGTGCTTATACAACACCGTTGCGATCTCTCGTGCTGTCATTGCTCCGTATTCGAGTTGTTCTAAAATCAAGATATGTATTGCTTCTTTATTAATCTTTTTGTGGGATTCTCTTCTAGTCTGCTTGGTAATGGAATGGCTTCTAAGTGCTGTTTCATTACCAAAAAAACTCATTTGATACATTTTCCATCACTCCTTTTTCCTTACTCTAATTGCTTATGTAGTAACTGCATTTCTAAATCATCAAAGTCATAGTCTCTCTCGCAGGATAAAACACTTGCAGGATTCCGCTGCGGCTTCGGTTCTTGTGGTTTTTCGTAGTTCTCGTCCAGATAATCCACGTAACCACTGTTAAAGAATGTCGAACCGTTCTGTGGTTTTCTCCAACTACTGTCCTTAGATAAATCATCCAGATACCTTTTCAAAGCTCTTTCTATTTTTTCTTCTCCTATCTCATACAGAGTCTTTTTCTTTGTGTCGGATACCTGCCCTTTACCACGTTTATTCGGGTACTGTTTCCATAGTCTTTCAAAGCAATCAATGAATGTTTTTTTGTTCGACTTTTCGCAATTTTCTTTTGATTTCTCGCAATTTTTCTTTGCGTTTTTGTCTGTTTGTTCCATTTTTCGTTCCACTGTTTGTTCCATTTTTGTTCCATTTTCAACCACCGTGTTTTCCTCGGTAGTTGTTTCTGCAACTTGTCCACAATCTATGTACTTCTGATACTCATTTATTGTGTATATCGTGTATTTATTTGTGCTTTTTGTGGATATGTACCCAGTATCTTTTAGTTTCTTTAGTGCTGTTCGGACCTGCGATTCTGTCAATCCTGTCTCTGCACTGATTCTTGTTATAGAAGAAACAAATTGTCCTGCCTTGATTTCTTTTCCGCAGTACCGTTTATCCTCTAAATTTGTATGTAGTAGGCAATGATAAAACAATCTAAATACATTTGTGTTTTCATACCATTCCCAGTCTGTATTTATGTTTATTTGCATCATTGCCCTCCTGCTTAATATTTGTCTCCGTCTTCGTAGATTGTTATCTCGATTCTTGGATTCTTTGCATCGACCTTTATCCAGTTAACGATACCCTCTACCTGTTTCTGACCATCGTTTGGGAACACTCCTGTTTCTACCAAGCTATCTAATATGTACTTAATAGCCGAAAAGACATTGTCTGGATCACGTCTTTTATTCTTTTCATACCACTTAATTTCCAGAATCACTGGAAATTTTATGTGTTTTTTCTTTAGCCATTGTGGTATGTATGCCTTGCAAATTTTTTGATTGTTTTTTTTGCATCTGGCACCTTTGTATGGATTGGTCCTGTTTGCATAAATAAAAGTGTTAAGTCCGTCAAGTCTTCCTTGGATTGTGTATGTTACAGCCATGATTTCCCAAACTCCTTTCTGAACTCTTCCCTGCTACCGATATGCTCTTCATAATATGTTTGAGCCATCGTCTTAAGCTTTGTATCTATGTCTCCATTTTTTCTGTTAAAATGTACACCGTTCGGATGAAAGTCTGGTCTTAGTGGTACGACAAATCCATATTTTTCGCTTTTCTTCCTATTAGAACCACCGAAAATATGATGTCTTTCCACTATGTAAGAACCTGTGTAAATGCAACAGTCCATATTTTCTGTAAATACACTAGTTAGCTTTTTCAAGTTTTACTCTCCACCTTTCTTCCATTTCTTTTATCTCCTGCGGTGTTGCTGTCTCAATTCCAAGCTCTTTTGCTTCTTCAACAGTTCCTTTTATCAGTTCAGACATTTCCTTTGTGTCGTAGGTATGGCTCCCACGCATTACCAGATTGATTCTGAACAACTTACCTGCCTTATTGGTAGTTGTACTGGCTGTCGGTTGTAGGTGGCAAAATTCAAGGTCGTACACTTCTATATCGTTATCTAGCGGAAGTGATACAAGAGAACCATTTATAATCTCATGCTGTCCGTACTCTGCTATGAGTTTGTTCTTTATATATACCTTGCTGTTATCTGTTACTTCTGCAATCTTTCCAACAAGTACATGAAAGTATGCATTGGCATCTAAACTCCTGCCCTCACGGTACTGAACAACCTTAAGCCGACATTCTTTATCTTTCAGTCGGTCATATTCCCCTCGTATGTCTTTTTCACATACAAGGGAAATAACCTGCTTACCAGATTCAAAATCAATGGATATATCATGAATTTTGGCTTTAGTTTCCATCTAATCAGCTCCAAATCTTTCTTACGTTAGCCTTGTCTTTGTTGGCTACAATGTACTGATATTCTCCCTCGGTAATTTCTGAAATATCTTTATGATGATAAGATGCAAGAATCTTGTTAATATCAAATGCCATTTCATCACACAGACTCAAAAGTGTGTCCTGTTTGATTTTTGAAATCTTCATACCTCTGATTGCTTCTGTGTTGTTATCGTCTGCTTGCTTGTCAGCTCTTGCTTTGCGTTCTTTCTGGTTTTCGTCTGTATCAGCATCTTTTGTATCATCCAGTAAGAAGATTCCATTTAAGGCATACTTACGTGCATAAGATGATGCCGTTCCTGTTATCTGAGAATCATCCATTCCCTTTTTATTAAGTGCTTCTCTTGCAAGTGCTGTTGTTACTACGCTTGCTTCTGTTTCAATGTCCTGCACCTTTACCGTTGCTTTTACATAGACACGATCACCAACGGCTATTACATCGTCCGTTATGTACATTGCAAGCTTCTGTTCTTCCAGAAGTGGTTTCACAGCTTCTAAGATTCCCTCTGCGTTGCGGTACATATACCCACCGAATGAGTTTCTTAGATTTTTTGGTGCTTTCAATGTTGTCTGAATCTTCATCATCTTTTCATGTATTGTCATGTTATCTATCTCCCCTCTGGTTCATATTCTCCGTTATACGGAATGACATTTCCCTGCTCGTCACACTCTTTCACACTGCATACATCATCAAAACGAGCTTCTTTTAGTTCCTCTAATTCCTTTTTGAATTTTGGATTTCCTGTAAACACGTCCCACATATACTCTAGTAGCCATGTTTTATCCTCTTCGTTGTTTCTTGCCTGCTTCCAGATATATTCTGTTGCATCTTCTTCTGGGATTACTGTCCCATTTTCGTCTGTATAGCCTGTCACAATCATGACTACTCACACCCCTTTGCTTCTTTAAGAATCTCTTCTACGTCAAATTCTTCAATATCTTTTTCTCTGTGGTTCTTTTCGATAATGTTGTATAACACCGCCAAGCTTCCCAGGCACATCATACTTTCAAGAATCACGATAGGGTCTTTGTTTTGTTCAATATTGTAATCTAAGATGTCAGTTGCTAATTCAAACAATTCTTTTTTGTCATACAGCCATTCTTCTTGTTTATCAAACAACTCTTTTACTACTTCTTCATAGAATCTAGAGAGTGTTCTTATAATTTCTCTATCACCGATTACCTGCTCTTTTTCTGTTAACTCTGGCATTCTACTGTTTTTAACGGCATCAACCATAACTTCTTTCACGCTGTCTTTAAATTCCTTTTTTGCTATTAAAATCATTGTCACATTCTCCTTTTCCTGCTATACTGTTGTTATGCATTTTTTGTTAAGCACTTTAGACCTGCATGTCTGGGTGCTTTTTTATTTCCATCCATCACGCTCCATTTTGATTTCTGCCAGACCTGCGAGTGTGCAGACCGCCATGAATACAAACGGTGTGATTCCTAGACCTGTTAAAGCAAGTCCTAAAACCATAATTGCTGTTCCTGCTTTCATATCATTTCTCCTCTCAATGCTCTGTTTTCTTCTCTTTGTTTCCTTGCTCTCCATTTCTCAAATAACTCAGTATCAAAGAAGATTGGAGAATTTTTCTTAGCACCTTTTTGTGCAAAGTCTTGTCCACGTTCCCGATAAGCTTCATCCAGAAACGACCTCGGGAACCCCATTTTCACAAGCTCTCCCATCTTCATAACTGGTTTCGGGTACTCCATGTTTACCTCACTTTCTCCGCTTCTTCCTACGGTAGTATCCTCTTTTCTTCATTCCTGCCTGTCTGAACGCCACTTTCTTGTATTTGCCGTTCTTCTTAGCTTTAATTCTTTGTCCCATTCTCTAAGTCTCCATCAATATCGGTGTGATAGTTGTTAACTCCGCTTCCGTCCTGCTGAACGTATTCATATGAGTTAAACACATATATCCACACTGTATTTGTCGTAACCAATGCAATGAATGTAATTAGCCAGATTGCAAACCATCTTTTTGCTGTCCGTTTACTTTGCTCAATTACCTCTGTTGCAAAGTATTCTTCTAAGTCTTTCCACTGCTTTGTTTTATCTTCCATTCCGCACCTCTTTCTTGCGGTGTTAAAAAAATTGTGTTATAATTTCCTTACCGCTAAGCTATGGTTAGTGGTTACATTCGCCCTGTGTGGTAGTTCTAGTACCGCATGGGGCATTTTTATTTCTTTCGTGCTTCTCTTCTCTTTTTGCTTCTGTAGTTGTCGATTAATACAGCTGTGATTTCAAGTGCAATTACTCCTACAGCTCCTACAAATATTCCTAATTGAAATGGTGGAATATACATTTCTGTACTCCTTTCTGTGTTATAATCTCCTTAGGAGGTATACTATGTCTAAAAATCCTTTACCACATCTTGATAAACCAGATGAAGAAACCATTGATAAAATGAAATCTTCTGACTATTCCAAAAATCAAAAGGTTCAAGATGAAATTTTAAAATTTTTAGAAAATGATAAACAGCTTATCAAAGCAATTCGTAAAGAATGGTTATGGACTAAAGGTATGGTCCTTATCAATACTGCTTTAGCTTTTATTTCTGTTGTCATTGCTTTTATTTCGCTATTAGTAGATATACATAAATAGCAAGCATTACTATCATCAAAATCAATGTAGCAAGCTTTATGAAGAAGAGAGTTCTTAAAAACATTAAGTCTCTCTTTTTTTGTTTTCTCGTTCTGCCGTAATTTAGGTAATAGAACAAATCATCAAAATTCATATACACCCTCTTTTCTGCTATCTTCTAAGCTTCATAGCTCTTATCGTCAGTCTATTTAAGTAGCAATCTCGCAATCGCAAGTACCAATGCTGTACAAGAAAGCACAAAAGATATTCTTGTAATCAATGGGTACTCTGACCATGCTCTCATTTTTTTATGAGAATATCTTTTCTTCACTACTCACTCTCCTCTAAAAAATAATCTACTGTTACCCCAAAGTAATCAGCTAATGCCTTTAACTTTTTGATGCCCGGTTTACTTCTTCCTGTTTTCCAATCCGTAAACGTAGACCTTACAATTCCTGTATCTTCTGACACTCTGTAATCTGTCAGATTCCTTTTGTCCCTTAACGCACAATATTTTTTATACATATTTACTCCTTTCCGAACGTTTCTATTGATTTTAGTTCGGAAATCAGTTATAATATGAAATGTAAAGAAAAATCATAACAAGAACTTACCAATGGCTGTTCTTTTTTCCGAACTTATGGTTATATTATAATTCGGATTCTAGAACTTGTCAATAGTTTTTGTACGGATTTTGGAACTTTTTTTTAAAAAGGCGGTGCTTTATGTACGAAATTTATCAAAAACTGCGTGACGAAAGAGGTCTGAAAGATTCTGATGTAGCAAGAGAAGCTAGCGTTTCTAAGTCAACTTTTTCTGATTGGAAAGTTGGTAGAAGTAAACCAGGCATCAAAAAGTTACAGAAGATTGCCGATTTTTTCGGTGTAACAGTTGATTACCTCATGACAGGAAAGGAGGAGGATAAAAAAGAAAAAGATAACCGTGTAATAGACATCAAAGACGAACTAGAGAGAATGAGAGATTTACTTAAAAACAGGACTAGACACCCTATCTACTACGATGGGGAAAAACTTGACGATGAATCTCTTGATGCGATATTAGCTCAGTACGAAATGTCACTTATATATCTTAAACAGAAAAATAAGTGAAGAAAGGATATGGATGTATGAATCATAATCAAATTAAATCTATTGTATACAATTTGATTAAAAAATACGAAACCAGAAACCCCGTTAGGCTTGCAAAAGAATTAGACATAATCATCCAGATCGGGGACTTAAAAAAAATATCTGGTTGCTATTTAAAGATTCACGAAAGAGATTTTATTTACATAAATGAAAAAATATTAGACAACGAAAAAAAGTATTACGAAGTATTAGCTCATGAGTTAGGTCATGCAGTCCTGCACAAAGAAGATTTTTATTTCTTCTCATTCGGCAAGAACTGTTATGAAAACTCTATCGAACAAGAAGCACAGACATTTGCTTCTGAACTTTTGATACCAGACGAAGTGATACTTGAACACAAAGATTATACAAAAGAGCAACTTGCAATGCTGACAGGATACACCCCTCAGCTAATTGCATTCAAACAGCTCTAATGTTTTTCTTTTTTTGTTTTATTTTTTTCTTTTTAATTAAAT